TTTAGTTTTTTTTTCCGCCTTTTTTTTACTTTACCCTTACGTGTTATTGTAGCCCCTAATACTTTCGGTCTACGAGCATCTCCTGGTGCGTATGTATCACTATTATTATAATCCCCACCACCTTGACCTCCGGAAGGAGCCATACCTACAGACCCAACGGTATTATCTGTTAAATACTGTGTAACTAATTGATCGAATAATTTTAGCGGCATTATAATTATTTATTTCTCTAAGATTAATTAGTTGATTTTTGTAAAAAGTCACTAGAATAAATATATGAATATTGATGAGATCATTGAGCAGTATACTCTAGAATCTAGTATTGATACTAATATCGATAGGCTTAATGTTACAGACGTACAAGAGAAATTAGTTAATAACAAACATAAATGGTCTGCCCGTCTTATAAATCATAAAATTAAACTCAATAAGTACAAAAATCTTCGCTTCTCTCTCTTAGAAGAAAAAATTGAAGAATACCAAGCTACACAACCTGTAATGGTAAATAAGTCTATTGCGGAAAAAGCTGTATTAAGAAAAAAAGAGATCAGAACTATAGATGAAAAAATTAATAATGAATTACTAATAATTCAGCATGTTGAAAACATTTATAAAAATATAAGTTTCGCAACAAACGATATTAAGAATCTTGTTGAGTTAATGAAACTAGAAATGCAATGATTAATATTAATTATCATTCTAACTCTCAAGCAATAATTGACGGTCCAGAATTAGACATAATAAGAGAGCACTTCAGCGTAAAAAACGAAGCAGCTCATTTTCAAAGACGTATGGGTAGGTTTGTCCCAGCGCGTACGTACGTAATTACTAATCAAGGTAAAATAGATATAGGTTTAATTTTCGAGGTAATAAAATTTTGTACGGAGAAAAAAATTACATACAATTTAAAAGAAAAGGTATCCTCTGTATTGTTACCATCTTTACGTAAACATAAAATTAATAATTATAGTTTAGCACTTACATTAAGAAACTATCAGCAAGAAATTATTAACAAATGTATTGATGCAGGTAGAGGTACGGTTGTATTAGCTACTGCAGGCGGTAAAACTCTTACTATGGCTGGATTACTAGAATATTATTATCAAAATTTTAGTAAGAATTTTAAATGCTTAATTATCGTTCCAGATCTAGGTCTAGTAAATCAAACAAAAGGAGACTTCGCAGAATATAAAACATCTTTTACTACTGCGAAGTGGACGGGTAAAGACGAACTGGATCTATCAAATAATGTTATTGTTGCTAATCTAGGTATCTTACAAAGTTCAAAGCAAGATATATCATGGATTGAGCATATAGATATATTAATAATTGATGAAGTACATAAACTTCGAAGAGGTAATAAAGTAAACAAAATATTAACAAGTGTTAAAACTAATAATAGATTTGGGTTTACTGGAACATTACCTCCTGATAATCTAGATACATGGAATATATTTGGTAAAATAGGGCCACGTTTATATGAAAAAATGGCACATGAGTTGCGAGATGAAAAATATGTAACACCTGCAAAAGTACACGTGCTAGAAATAAATTACAGTACACCAACCAATCAAATTTATCACGGTAATAATAGTAATGCATTTTATTTACAAGAGAATGAGTTTATAAGAAGTAGTTTTTATAGAAATAATCTTATATCCAAATTATGTGACAAGCTCAGTAATAATGCACTTATACTCGTCGACTATATTGAACATGGAGAGCTACTCACTACGGCATTAACAAGTATATGTGAAACAAAAGAAGTATATTTTATACAAGGCAGCGTTGAGACAGACGAAAGAAAAAGAATACAAGAATTAATGGAGAAGAAAAAGAATATAGTTGTCGTGGCTATTTCTAAAATATTCTCTACAGGTATTAATATTAAAAATTTACATTATATTATTTTTGCTGGAGGTGGAAAAGCGAAAATTAAAATTGTTCAAAGTATCGGTAGAGGTTTACGGTTGCATACCGATAAAAAAGAGCTTATAATCTTTGATATCGCTGACAATTTAAGATACGGTCAGCGGCATATGGAGGAGAGATTAAGTTTATATAAAAACGAAAATATAAAATACAAATTTACAAGTTATAATGAAAGCTAAAAAGAAAAAAACTAAAAAGGCATATTACGTAAGCCCTAAAGAATTCTTACAGTTATTAAAAGACTATTATGAAACAGATAATTTTGTAGATGAATTAGCGGAATCGACATACAAAATCGCTGTTGGTTTAAGTTACTCACCGAACTTTATTAATTACAGTTACAAAGATGAAATGATTGGAGATGCAGTTGTAAAGATGATTGCAGCTGTAAAAAATAAAAAGTTTAATCTTGAGTCTACATCAAACCCTTTCTCATATTTTACAACAATTGCTTATCATGCTTTCATTAATAGAATAAAAAAGGAAAAGAAATACAGAGACACGATTAATGATTATCAAGAACAAGTTTATGGTAACATGGCACAAGATGAGAAAATTAATCCACCGAAAAAAGACTACGATAAAGAACTTTATTATTAATGGGTGATGAGAATTACAAAGTAGGTTTCTTTTCTGACCTGCATATCGGGGTACATCAAAATAGCGAAAAATGGCATGATGTAACTTATAAATGGGCAGAGTGGTATACCAGTCAATTAAGAGAAAAACAAATTACTAAAATAATTTTCGGTGGTGATTTGTTTCATTATCGTGATGAGATAAATGTAAAGAGTTTATATTTCGCAAACACATTATTAGATTTATTTAATGATTTCGAAATCTTAATGATACCAGGAAATCATGATGCGTTTTATAAGGATAATTCTTCGATACATTCTTTATCTATACTCAGTAATCGCCCTAATATAAAAATATTTGACCAACCTACTGTGTATGAATTACATGGAAAAAAGATTGGTTTTTGTCCGTGGGGTACTCAGTTAGAAGAAATACCGGAAAATTGTGACTTAATTGTAGGTCACTTTGAGTTACAAAACTTTAATTTTAATTCTTTTAAAGTATGTGAAGTTGGTATGACGTCAGCTGATGTACTTAAAAAGAGTAAGTTAATATTTTCTGGTCACTTTCATAAAAGACAGCAAAGATATTATAACGAAGGAAAAATCGTTTATGTTGGTAATCCTTTTGAAATGGATTTTAATGATATAAATGACCAAAAAGGTTATTATGTTTTAAATTTTGATTCAACTAACATTACATATGATTTTTATGAAAATAATATTTCTCCTATTCATGTAAAAGTTAATTTTACTGATTTAGAAAAATTAAAAACAATTGCTAAAAATAAAGGGTGGTCGAAGCTAGCTGTTAAAGTTGTTATCGATCGAGAAATAAAAAGTACATCCCTCAATAAAATTATTTCTGCTATAAATTATGAAGCTCCCTTTTCATTTGTAACTGACTATCTACATAAATTTAATATTGGGGATAATATAGAACTAACTAATGAATTCGGAGATTTGAATATTAAACAATGTATAGTAGAATATATAGAATCGTTGGATGTTGAAAACAAACACGACGTAATAAACAAAACGATAAGTTTGTATAATCAGTTCGTATGAAGTATATAAATTTTAATTCTGTAACAATAAGAAACTTTTTATCTGTAGGTAATGAAGAAGTCTCTATAGACTTCAAACAAGGCCTTAATATTATAACAGGTATCAACAAGGATAAGGAGGACAGAAGAAATGGAGTGGGTAAGTCTACTATAGCAGATGCTATACATTTCGCTATTTTCGGAGAAACAATTAGAGAGTTATCAAAAGATTTTATTGTTAATTCTATCAATAAAAAAGACACAGTAATACAGTTAGACTTTTCAATTAACGAAAATAATGAAATAAAAAATTACAAAATTGTACGTAAGCTAAAACCAACAAAATGTTATTTGTTTGTCGAAGGGGTTGATATGACAGAGAGCACAATACCTAACACGAACAAACAAATAAAAAGTTTACTTAACTGTTCTCCTGAAGTTTTTCAAAATTGTGTCATTATGTCATTGAATACGACTCTACCTTTCATGGCACAAAGAAAAGTAGAAAAGAGAAAATTTATAGAAGGTATTCTTAATTTAGAAATCTTTTCTGAGATGTTACTAAAAGCCCGCGCCGAGCATAATGAGGTTCAAAAAAATTATGAAGGTGCTAATAAAGATTATGATCATGCTAGTAACATATATAAACTTTTAACCGATCAAAAAGATAATTTCTTATCTAATATAGCTGAGCAAAAAGATAAGATTAACAATAGAATAAAAATACTAAAAGAAGATATTGAGAGTAATAAACTCAAAATTAAACCTATTAATAAAGAGTTATATGAAAAAAGTAGAACAAAATATAATCAAATTGAAGAAAAGCTTTCTGATATATCTACGCAACTATCTGATATTAAAACAAAAATTACGAGGCATGAAACAGAGATAGATTTTCATACTAAAAAACTTAATAGTATTGGTACTAAAGAAGATGTATGCCCTGTTTGTTTGCATGATATAACAAGTAATGACAGAGATCATATTGAGCGAGAAAAAAGCAATATTAAACAAGAGATTAATAATTGTAATGATGATATTGAAAGCTTAAAACTTCAAATTAATAGTATTAATAGTATAAAGAAAGATAATAAAACAGCACAGGAGAAAATAAAAGAATATATCTCTAATATAAAAACTACTAACAATAATAATAAACTAACTAAAAGTTATATTGATAACTTAACTAAAGAGTTAGAGACAAATTGTAATGATCAGCAAGAATTAAAGAGTAAAGAATCAAGTATTGAGTTACAAGATTTAGATAACAAAATTGTTACTAAACTAAAAGAGGTAGAAGAGCTAGAAAAAGATACAAACGAAATTCACAAGCAATTAGAGATATTACAAATAGTAAAATATATCTTATCAGAAGAAGGTGTTAAATCATTCATTGTAAAGAAAATTCTCGATGTACTTAATAATAGATTAGTTTATTATTTAAATGAAATGGATGCAAACTGTGTTTGTAGGTTTAATGAATTTTTCGAAGAAGAAATTGTAAATGAAAAGGGAGAAAAATGTAGTTACTTTAATTTTTCTGGTGCTGAGCGTAAAAATATTGACTTAGCGATATTATTTACGTTTATGGATATGAGAAGACTACAGGGAGATGTCGCATATAATTTAGTTATGTTTGACGAATTGTTAGATAGTTCGTTAGATGAAAAGGGAGTTGAATTGGTTTTAAACATAATAAAAGAACGAGTTGATACATATAAAGAATCTATCTATATTATTTCTCATCGAAAAGAATCTGTTAAAGCAGCAACAGGGGATGTCATTATGCTAGAAAAGCGGAACGGTATAACTAAAAAAGTTGATTTACCCCAATAGTTATAATAAATTTTTATTGTAGATGCTTACTCCGTTTAATAACACAACGCAAAGATTACCGTTTACTTCACCGGTAATACCTACCCCTTTGACCCCTGGGAATGCTTTACATAGAATAAGCAAGCTAAATTATAAAGATACATTAAAAAAGACTGGACATGAAACTCCAGATCTACCTCGAGGTGTAAATTTCTACGCTGACTATTCTGGGTGTGGTCATTGGAGAATGATTTGGCCAGAACTACTGTTGAATTGTTATGGTAAAGCAAATGTACAAGGCGGTACTGTAATGATTGGAGATAAAAACTTTTATAAAGGTTTAAAAACAGTCAGGATACAAAGACAAGCTACAGATCAACAATTAAAATATATACAATGGTTATCTGAGGTAAAAAAAGAATTTGGTTTTAATATAATATATGAAATTGACGATTTAATATTCAAAGAGGATATCCCTCATTACAATAAATTTAGATTTGCGTTTGAAGACCCAGAGATAAGAAGAACTAGTATGGAAATTATGCAGCTGTGTGATGAGATCACAGTAACAAATAATTTCATGAAACAATACTACACGGAGAAAACTGGGAATAAACACATAACAGTTATACCTAATTTTATTCCACGTTTTTGGATGGATAGGTACTATAATTTAAATGAAATAAAAGAAAATTATCAAAAAAATAAAAGAAAGCCGCGCGTGGTTTATTGTGGTAGTGGTGCACATTTTGATATAGAAAATAGAATAAAACAAAAAGATGATTTCTTTCATGTTATTGATGCAATCCGTAAATCTGTCGACGACATACAATGGGTGTTCGTTGGTGGGTTTCCACTATCATTGAGAGATTTAATTAAAGCTGGTAAGATTGAATTTCACGAATGGTCTACTCTAGTAGATTACCCTCGGTTTGTTAGTACTTTAAACGCAACATTATTTTACGCACCGCTAGAGGATAGCAATTTTAATAACGCAAAAAGTGATTTAAAATTTATTGAGGCATGTGCATATGGTATCCCGTCTATTTGTCAGGATCAGGAAACTTATAAGAATGCTTTTCATAAATTTAAAACTGGAGATGACTTGATCGATAAAATAAAATACCTAACTCAAGACCATAAAAAATACGTCAAAGAATGTAAAAGAGCTCGAGAGTATATGAATAAAAGATGGATGGAGGATAATATTGATTATTACAAAGAGCTTTATTCATACTCATATGCCGCTCCAGAGCGTAAATTATTAAATCTCCAAAATGGTATTAGTTGATTAATCCATGAAAATACCCTATACTTCCTTCTGTGTATAGGAATCTTGCTTACATACCTAATCAACGCGTGATGCGGCTCTACACTTGGGATGACGATGGAGTACGGATCGAAACTGATGTTCCATATCAACCTTATTTCTATTATGAAACCGTTTCTAAACGATATGACGCGGTTTCTTTGTATGGTACTAAGCTACGTAAAGTAATTGGTACAAGTGAGTTAGATCGTAGAAAAAAGATAGAAGATCTCAACGAACAAAAGATATATGAGAACATTTCCCCGTACCAACAATTCCTTGTAGATAGGTTTTGGCAGGTTAATGAGGATACAGACTTTAGCAAATTTCCTCTAAAGATATGGTTCTTTGATATTGAGACCTACTCCCCTGACGAGTTTCCTAAACCTGAAGAAGCTAGTCATATGATTAATGTAATCACTATATATGACACAGAGAAGGAAACATATTATACTTGGGGCATACAACCATACACTCCAAAAACAGATGATGTTATTTACTATCATTGCAGAAATGAAACCGAACTACTACAAAAGTTCTTAGATCATTACTGTAATGATCGTCCTGATATATTATCAGGATGGAATAGTGAGTTGTTTGATATTCCGTATGTTATTAATCGTGTGAGAAATATTTTAGGAGAAGATGCAACACGGCTTTTTTCTCCTGTACATGATGAAATAATGAAACCTATTTATCAGAGAATATACCGAGGTAATTTTGGTAAACAGGCTACGAAATATGTAGTTGAAGGTGTATCAATGTTAGATTATCTCGATGTATACAAAACATTTAGTATGGGTATGAGAGATAGTTATAAACTTGATAATATAGCTCATATAGAATTAGGAGAGAAAAAGGTAGATATTGGAGAAACTAATCTTGCTACTCTATCATTAGAGAATTGGGACAAATTTGTTGATTACAATATTCATGATGTAAGACTATTAGTTCGTCTTGATGAGAAACTAATGTACATGAAGTTAGCTCGTATGCTTTCATATGTTGGCTTAACACCATTTAACGCTGCTCTAGGTACTATTAGTACTGTTAACGGTCGTGCAATAGTTGAAGCACGAAAGCAAGACCCACCTAGAGTTATACCTACTTTTATTAAAGGGGATGATCGTACAGAAAAATACGAAGGTGCATATGTTGGAGAGCCTCAAAGAGGGTTCCAAAAAAACATAATTTCTTTTGATGCAAACTCTCTATACCCGAGTGTGATGGTTACTCTCAACTTGAGTCCAGAAACTAAAGTTGGTAGTATTATAGGTACAGATAAAGATAAAGTTTATGTCAAGACTGTTAATGACAAGCATATAGAAATGACCTATAAGGATTTTCGTAAGTGGTGTGATGTTAATGAAATTGCAATAACACGAGCAAAAAAATTATTCTCGCAAAAAACGAAAGGTATATTTCCAAGAATAACTGATCATTTCTACGATATAAGAAGAGGGAAAAAAGAGGAATGGAATGTAGAAAGAGAGAACTTACATCAATTAACTCTTGCCTTAGAAAAAGAGACTGACCCTACTGCGCAAGAGAAGATAAAAGAGGAGATGAAATTAACAAAGTATAAAATTGATCAACTTTGGATATGGCAATTTACTCTGAAAATTTTAATCAATCGTATTTACGGTTACTTTGGTAATAAAATATCTCAAATGGGAGATGGAGATATTGCACGATCAATAACTCTAACAGGTCGAGATGTTATTAAGCAAAGTAATGTAATTTTGCGTAACTATATAAAAAATAAAACCGGGTTAACTGATAGAGATTTAGATAAACAAGACCCGATTATCTATAACGACACTGATAGTTCATACTGCACTATAACTCCTTTATTAAAACATATGGGTATTGAGCTCCATAATAACAATAAGATTAATCAGGAGGTGTATGATTTAGTGCAAGATATAGAAGATGACTTAAACGTTAATATTGAAAAGTGGGCGCGTGATACTCTTCTTACAAAAGATCCGAGATTTGTCTTTAAAAGAGAGTCGATATGTGATAAGGGCATCTTTTTACAAAAGAAAAGATATGTATTACACAAACTCGATGATGAAGGTGTAGTATGCAAAAAGTTCAAATATACAGGAGTAGAAGTTGTAAGAACTACTATGCCTAACGCAATTAAGCCTTATGTGAAGAAAATTATTGAACATATGATTATGTCAGAAAACCAATCTTCAACGAACGAGCTGTTTGAAGAGACATATGATATATTCAAATCACTACCTATAAAAGATATTGCATTCGTTATGGGCGTTAAGGACTACGAAAAATATAGTATACATTCTGAGGGTTGGAAGGTTAAAAAGGGAACCCCTATACACGTTAAATCTTCTATTTATTATAACAAATTACTTGATCATTATGGTATAGCTAACAATAATGAGTATATTGGCTCAGGTGACAAAATAAGATATTTTTATACAATTACACCGAATAAGTTTGGTATAGCTAGCCTTGGTTTTAAATACGATCTTCCT